AAGGTATCTACCCTCATCAGAACCATTGATTATGATGTAGGATGCACCCAGTTCCTCACATAGAGCACGTGCTACGGTTGTCTTCCCAACACCAGCAGAACCAGATAACAAAAGATTTGGTATCTCTCCTTGATTAAGAAAACCGAGAAATGATTTTTTAATGTTCTCTGGAAGAATACATTCATCGATTTTCTTTGGTCGATATCTTTCAACCCATAAAAAATCGTTCTTCATTTAGGCTCCAGTGCTACGTAGTACTTAAGTTGAATGTCCTCGTTGTTCCATAGTTTAGTAACAACCCATTCAGTAATCCCTTCACCAACACGTACCTTGTAATCTGCACCCTTAGTATAAATTAATAGGTTATCAATCTTCATAGGAAAATTATAATCACCTGTGCATTCACCATTGGTTACATCAAACTTACACGCATTAGCGGTATCATTTTCCCTATCAGATAACTTGACGAATGTCTTATCATCCTTACTAGCGAATATAAGATCCCTCAATTGCAATGTATTTGAAAGTTCAAAGATCTTCTTAAGCATATCCTGAGAACAATCAAACTCTATGTTTGCACCAGGAAAAACAACATTCTTTTCTGGTGCTGTCTTGAGAGTAATCTCTGGATCGCTATAATAATATCGAACGTTAGCACCCTTACTACGAATAACAACGTAGTCTTCATTTAAAAACTCAAGGTTAGGTAACTGTCCAGTATCAGATCTAAGAGTTCTAATAGCTGATAGAAACTGACTTAAATCATAGATAGCAAAATCCTGAGGAAAGAATTCCTCTGCTTCATATTCTCCCAAAACATTCTCAGCATTAGAGAACGTTCTTATTCTATTTCCTTTCTTAAATACAATTGACGAATTGATCGTGGAAAAACTTTCCAGAATTGCAAATGTTTCTTTCGATAATGTTACTGTACTCATTTGTCATAATCAACGGTGAATGATGTATCTCCACTTTGCAATGATTGATGCTTTGCAGTCTTATCATTGAAGTGAAGTAGAAGCAGACCGTAATGAATAATCTTTATGATATCCTTACGTGCTGATCCTTTTCTGTCGTAACGTGATGCATACTTTAGAACATTACTTCTACAGAATGCTTCAGCATCACCCACAGAATCAATGAGGTCAAGAGTCTGTACATTTCCTACAGAATAATGACCTCTATATGTTTGGCTAATGTAATCCGAGATTTCTCTCAGCAATTCATCTTCTCTATATTTCACGGATTCCATACGTATCGTATCTTATCATGATAGCATTCAAAGACGTTTCCGTCAAGGTCTTGCATACGAATCTTATGATTCGGACTAGAAGGGGAACCAACCCCCTCTAGTATTTTAGCATATCTACCATCACTTAGGGAAACTATGTGACCAAGATATCCATCCCAAGACTTATTCAAACTCATCGGGTTCCTCCTCTAGATCTACTTTAGCATCAATCTTATCATATAGATCAACAAAGGATTGCTTAGTCTCCTCGTCAAATCTATTTACACAAACCTTGATTGCTTTGATTCTATCATTCCAGATTGCATAAGCACGAATGATATGAACCAATCTACGTGTAGAGATCACTTCATCTATTCCACCATCCTTAAAGGTCTTACGAATAATGTCTGACCAATTAGAAAGATTCTCACAGAATCCCTCATCAAGGACACCTAGATTAGAAGCAACCTTCTCAAGGATCTTCTGCTCAGTCTTAGGAGTAGGATAATCTTGCTCAAAGGTTAAAGCAAATCTCTCTAGGAATGCTTCATTGAGTACATTTGTACCAATGAATCTACCATCATCAGATCCTTTACCCTTAGTATTAGCAGTAGCGAATACATTGAATCCTACCGCAGGTCTGACAAACCTACCGATTTTTTTGAGGAACACACCTTTGCCTTCAAGTATGGATTGGAGGCATAGGATTTTGTTACTAGCCAAGTCAACCTCATCGAGTAACAAGATTGCTCCTCGTTCAAGTGCTTCAATGACAGGTCCGTTATGCCAAACAGTTGCCCCATCAACAAGACGGAACCCACCAATAAGATCGTCTTCATCAGTTTCAATGGTGATGTTTACACGAATCAATTCTCTACCAAGTTGAGAACATGCTTGTTCTACACTAAGTGTCTTACCATTACCTGATAGACCTGTAATGAAAGTAGGATAAAACATCCCTGACTGAACGATTCTCTTCACATCAGAGAAGTTACCAAAAGGTACAAAGTTTGGATCCTTAATTGGAATTAAATTCTGCTCTACAGCAGGTGTAGCAGGTAGTCCTTCATAGACTCTCTCTAGTTTTTCTGCAACAGTTAAATTCCACTGACCACGCTTAACATGGTATTGACGGATCCTCTTGATCGCTGTTTGGTAACCAACATTGAAGTGTGCAGCCGCTTCACGTACTTGTGGTGCATTCACTTCGGGACCGAACTTGTCGGTTAAAAACTCTACAAAATCTTCTGTAGTTACTGGTGCTGGTTCAAAAGGCATTGGGATTTTTTTCTGTATGTTATAAGTATAGTGTATTAAGGGGATTATTCTATAGGGAGTAGTCCAGTTTGTTAACTGACCATCCCTATGAATGAACTTAGGATCTTTTTATTACTAGACTTGCTGCCTAGCATCTTTTTGAATGCTCTTGTTATTTCACCCTTCTTAGCATTCTCCTTAACCTCAAACTCAACATTATTATCTAATGCTTGTTGTTGGATAGCATAGAGTTCACTGAATCCGATTGCATCAGGAATAACTGTTGACTTATCCTTCTTCCAACCTTTTTGAATATCATAGTAATTTGAATTACTGTAATGATGAACAAAACTTTGTAATTGTGATCCAGAACAAACTCTAAATCCAACTACATTACACTCAGGAAATCTATGACGTACTTGCTGTAACAAAGTATTAGTAACACCAACGTAACTATCCCTAAAGTTAGGATAAACTCTTCCAGTATTACGATCTCTTAATGCACAAGTCTCATTCAATCTACCAACAGAAAGATATGGTTCATCATCCTGCCTTACTACTTTTCTACCATATCCAAGACAAGATGCTTCACCATCAGTAAGAATAGATACGTTAATTTTTTCTACTCCACTTGTCCTTTTAAATTGTGGGATCAATTGATGTAAGCAAACAATTGCTTCATTAAGAGGAGTTCCAGATAGTTCTAAACCATCAGTGTACCTATACCAGCAAGAGTTAGAATGAGCCCAAACTTCTCTCCACATATTCAAACACTGACGCTCATAGTCACGTGAATTTGAACGTGATGAAATGATATTCATTAAATTGAATTCTTGATCATCAACAAATATTTCACGATCTACTGCCTTACAATCTTCTCTGCTACTGTAGTAAGAGTATCCCCATGCATCTGGTGAACCATTCTTAATTCTTTCAACTCTCTTCCACTCATTAGTAAAAGCATATACTTCAAATGGGATCTGAACCTTCTTACAAAAAGCAGTAAGATTTAACAACTGCTTAAAGGTTGAAAGTAAAACTTGCGACATAGATCCAGACCAATCTAAGATAAAGATTAGTCCATGATTCTTACCATCAGGTATAACTGTTACCTTCTTGAAAAGGTCTTCGTTATATTTGTAAGTGTGTAACCTTGCTGTGTCCAGTACTCCAGTCCTACTAGTAGAAGCACGAGCATAAGCACTGGCAGACTTTCTGCATTCAAATTCTTTAACAAGATAGTTTACCTCTTTTTGTGATTGTTTACGAAAGTCACGATAGTCCTGATCAGGTACATCATGCATATCCTCAGCATCTTTAGTATAATACTCAGGTTCTCTTTCAATTTGTTGTTTTATATCATGCTTGTATAGAGATACTCTTTCATCTATCCAATCATGAATCTCTGTCCAGTCTACAACAATCTTATCAATGTTTAACTTTTTAGGCAACTCAACATAAGATGTATCTCTACCGTAAAGATTCTTAGTATTTAATCTCTGTGTTTGCTCATCAAATGACTTCTGAGTTTTACATTCATCAGGGTTAGAAGTATCACCACCTTGTTTTCCACCACCCTCAGATTTTTGATCAATTGATTGAGTTGAACCAGTATTAGATAACTCATTAAGTAAATCTTCATCACTCATTCCTTCACCAGATTCACCAGAACCTTGCTGAGATTGAGGTTCTACCTTATCTTCAGAACCCTGATCACCTTGCTGATCTAATTCTAAACCACCTTGCTGAGGTGCATTTGCTTCTGCTTCTTTCTGTGCTTCTTCCTGCTTCTTCTTTTGGTAAGCATAGATCTCTTCAGCAAGTGCTAGAACCTCATCAAATGTTTCTAACTCTTCCAACTTAATATTGAAGACAGTCTCATGAGGAAGAAAAGGAATCATAGCAGTTGCACCAATCTTATGGTGTAGATTGAGACGATCAATTAAACTATAATCCCAAAGATCTACTCCTTCAATCTCAAAGAAGTCCTGATCATCAAGTTCTTGATATCCACGTGAGAATACTTTAGGAAGTCCACCATACTTCCTCTTCATCAACTTCTCAATGCGAACATCTTCCACGATGTTTACATAATCTTTTGGAAGATTTTCATGTCCTTCTCTCCAGTCAATATTTGGTGTGAACAATGCATGACCTACCTCATGTGCTACAAGTAGATCGTATACAGTGTTACTAGCAAGATCCCACTTAGGAAGTGTAAGAACTCTCTTCTCCACATCAAACTGTGCTGTGGTAGCATCCTTACGATGCTCTACTACTAGGTTCTCAGTAGCGAGAAGTCTAGCAAGGTTTCCTTTAATTTCGTTCTGTAGGGTCATGCTTCTCTGTTTGATATACCTATATTACACCATACAGAGGATCCGTCAGCATATAGTGTCCACTTTATAAAGTGTCACATCTCAGAAATGGTACTAAAGTTCTTTGGTTTATCCACGTGAATAGTTCTATCGAATTTATCGATCAATGCGTCCTTATGACTGATGACGAAAACGTTAGTGCTATTGTCGAAATTACGTAGGATCCAACCAAGATCAGAAGAACCAGATTGATCAAGCGAACTGTCAAAGATTTCATCTAGTATCAAAAGGTTAGTGTCTACACTGTTTTTTAGTTTAGCAATACTTCTCCAAGTAAGCAACAAACTAATATCAATACGTGCCTTCTCTCCTTCGCTGAAGGACTCATAAGAAAACACATCTCTATATCTAGACTTGATTGTTTCCTCAAAGTTCTCATCTAAAGTAAAGTTAACATAAAACTCAAGACCCTGAAGATACTGATTAATCAGTTTATTCATTGTAGGGAGATAGGTCTTGATGATTCTGGTCTTGATACCAGTATCCTTTAAGAGATGTCCAGCAACATTTAATGTATCTTTATCTTTCTTTGTAGTAGCAAGGGTATTCTTAATATCATTACTGTTCTCTATGAGTGCTTTTAGTTTTTCAAACTCTGCTTTCTTATCTGTATTATCTTTTGCTAGTTCATCAATCTCTCCTTCAATGTCCTTGATAATCTTCCTAGTTGAATTGATCTGGAAGTTAAACTGGTTGATGGTAGAATTAATATCAATTACCTTACCAGATATCAAAGTAAATGCTGATTCTCTCTCCTCTTCCTCTTTAATAGATTCTTCTAGTTCTGCATATCCACTATCAAGTTTAGCAATCCTTGTCTCTGTAGCAAGAATCATTTCTTTCTTATGGTCTTCACCAATACTCTGTCCACACTTAGGACAACTCTCTGTATCATGGAAGAACTTATGATCACGTTGATGGTTCTTGATCTTCTGATCTACCTTAGTCCTAAAACTATAAAGCTTCTTTAGTTTCTTAGATACATCAGACAGTTGAGTTAATTCTAATTGCAATACAGAAAGATCTTTATTATGTTCTTCTACTGCCTTTAAAGATACTTCCTCCTCACCTTCTAGTTCTACAATCTTATTCTTTTTTCTTTCTACTTCTGCTTGAGTCTTCTTCTCTAACTCTAGCATATAATTCTTTTGAAGATCAATAGATTGTTTCTGAATCTCCAATTGATTTTCTAATTTTGAAAGTTCATCTCTATTCTCTCTAACCTTATCCTTAAGTAAGTCATTCATCACAGAGAATATCTGAATATCTAAGATGTCCTCAATAATCTCTCTGCGTTGTACTGTTGGTAATCGCATGAAGGGAACAAAAGTACTAGACCCAAGCACCACAACCTGTGTGAATGACTTGTACGACATTCGTAATATGTTCTGTTCTAGATTCTTCTGCTGATCTACTGACTTAGAATCTTGATCTAGAGGTTCTCCATTACAATAGATGATAAACTTATTAGGTTTGATACCACGTACAACTGTATACTTATTTCTACCAATACTAAACTCTAACTCAACAATACAATCCTTCTCATTGATGCTATTAACCAATGCCGATTTATTAATCTTACGAAACCCTCTCCCAAACAAAGCAAAGGTCAACGCATCTAAGATGGTTGACTTACCAGCACCATTAGCACCGATGATTATAGTTGTTCTTGTCTTCACCAAATCAATCTCTGAAAAGGTATTCCCTGTCGATAGGAAATTCTTCCAGCGAACTTTTTCAAAGGTTATCATAAAACACGTGGCGGTATTATCAAATCGTCTTTTTGAAAGACTATAAATTCAGTATTTTGAGAAGCACATGCAGCCATTATAGCAGCTCCGTCAACCTCTACAACATCCAGATCTGGAATTGAAGGATCATGTACCTCATCTACTAGGTACACATAACGTTCAGCATCTTCTTCTTCTACAAACATAGGAACTACTTGCACATCATCATGACCATTAACAGAAAAAACCTTCTCAGGTCTACCTGTTAGAGTTAAGATGTAGAGCATAGCATTCATACAACCTCACAAGATTCGATGTAAAGGGTCTGCATCAACTTCTTGAGATCTGATTTATCGACAGTTATTTCTGCCTCATCAATATACTCATTAAGTAAAGTCAATGTATCCTTTACATTGATATCAGCATCATCGTCTAAATCAGTGTCTACAAGGGTTTCCACAATTTTTACATCATGGATACCAGTTTGATATAGTTTATCTAGTAAAGATTCAAACTGAGGATAGTTTTTTTTCTCTTCAACTATTATCTTAACAAAGTGATCCTTGTATTGTGAGGTATCAAATTTGGAATAATCATGCTCAATATCATTATAGTATATCTTGCTGAAAATTTCAAATGGATTCTTAATCCACTTCAACTTATCAGTTTCTGTATCATATATGTGGAACCCTCTAGGATCCTTATAATCATTCCAGAACATCTGATAAGGGTTACCAAGATATTGTATGTTTGCTCTCTTTGATCTGTGATGGAAGTGTCCTGACCATACACGATCAAACCTATGGAAGTCTTTAATAGCACGACCACCTTGGAACTTCATACCAGGTGTTACTTCAAATCCATCTACCTCTAAATGTCCACAACATATATCAGCATTGCTATTGTTTATAAACCAATCAGAGTTCTCTTGGTTAGCACCATTAATCCACGGTAATAGTAAAAAGTTCTTACCACCAAACGAACACTCGTGTGGATCAGAGTACACTTTAATATTATCGTACTGTTCTAACAACAACTCAGGGGAATTAATATGACTACTGTTCTTATAGTATGTCGTATGATTCCCTAGAATCATGTGTACATCATATGCTCTAAGTCTGTCGAAATAATCTGTCTTAATCCTTGCCAGAGTATTATAATCCAGAGACTTTCGATTATCAAATGTGTCGCCAAGATCAAAGATGGTGGTGATACCTTCTCTTTCAAGAGTAGGGAAAAAGACTTCATCATAAAATTTTTTAAAAAATGCCCAGAATGCAGCAGAACCTTTACGACCATCTAGGTGCTGGTCTGTAATAATTGCTATCTTCATTGCTTGGTTGTGTTGCTACGTGTTCTGTTTATAATACTGATAAACTTATCACCAGCGAAGTGTCCACCTAAGCAGACATCTATCTCATCACCATCCTTCCAATTAACATCACCATTCATTTTGGTGTGCTGCATTAGGACTGCAATCTTATCTATAACGTCTTGTGTTAATCGCATATGCTGCTTTGGTGTTTGGATATAGTTCTCTGATTTTTCTAATTACTGCTAATTGTACTTCAAGGAGTTCCATAAGGTTTTATAATAATACGGTTGTTTTTATAGTCTGCTATAAACTCAAGTGGAACTTCGTGATCCCACATAAGTTCTTCGTACATTGCATTCAAACGATCCATGTCTTCCCATAGATCATTCAGGTGTTCGGGTAGGTGATCATCTGGATCGCTCATTTCTTTATTCGTCTGGGTACTTGGATTGTCCATGCTGACGATACTAGATCAACCATCTCAAACTCTTTCTTTGCTTTCTCTCTATCCTTCGCTGCCTTCTCTAGGTTCTGTAGTTCTTTCTCACGACCAGGTTCAGGTTGTATCTCACCATAGTGAGGATCCCAAATCTCTGGATGCTCATGATTTTCAAAGAACTCTAGTATCGCCTGATCAATCATACCATACATAGTGTCCCAAGTCAACGTCCTTCTTAGTGTCTCTGCTAAGAACTCTGCCTGATTAACAGACATCTCTTGCTTGAGGTACTCACCTCTTGCCCATACTAACTCATTCAAATCAATTGTGATCTGTACATTAGTATGGACACCAGTATCATTATATGGTTCCATTATTCGTTAAGATCAGGTAAATGTGGTTCAACCCAATGGTCGCTATTATCAATTCCAGCAGCTTTAACATACCTCATAATATGCTCATCAATTTGATGATAGACTGGATGTAGATCCAAGTCCATATTAATGTCGTGTGCTATCTGTGCTATCTGTGCCTCTGTGAAACAGTGGTCAGGGTGTAAGAGATCACAACATGGAATACGTTTCTCTATTAGTTCGTTGAGATTAATACGAATCTCATAGTCTCTATATACAGGCATTAGCGATTCATTTTTATTTCTATGTTTTCTTTGATACTGTTCATATCAGATGCAGAAGCATTGAGTCCTACAACACCAGTATCATCTACATGCATTACCGTAGCAGAATCAGAATGATCTAGGATCTTTTGTTTGATCTCTAGTTGCTTCTTCTCTTTCTGGATACGTCTTAAAAATGCATAGTATATAATCTGAGTAAAGTAGGCAAAAGGATTGGATGACTTCTCAGGATCGAAATTATCTATGTACTGCAAGCAGTTCTCTATACCATCGCCTATCATGTCCTCTCGGAAAGGATAGTTAACGAAGTTTGGTTTATAAGATAGATGAGTAGCGATCTTCTTAAAGCAATCACCTATGTAATTAGGAACTCGTGGCTTAGTTTTTTCATGCTCTTTCGCATAAATAACCCTCTCTCTATAGACGGTCATTGCCTCTAGGAGTTCTTTGTTATTCACATAGTATTCTGTTTTTGCTCTTTTAGCCATTATATATCGTCATCCTTTTATGAGTATAGCACAGAACTACCATTAATGCAATCGTTAACGAATTGTTAAGATTCGTAAAAATACTTGACGCACCCCCCACGAATCGGTTACAGTTAACCCTGTGGAGGGTTAAAGGATGTTCTAGCTTGTTTTAAATATTTTCTCTAGAGATTCTCTAGCATTTTCCACTGATCCAACGTAACCAGGTATTATTTTATTTGGATCAGTCAAGTTCTTTCCTTCTCTCATTTGTTTACTCAAGTGTTTTGATCTCTTTTCATTAGAAACACACTTAAGATAAAACTCTTGAATCTTAGGATCACATTGAGTCATAGTAATAATTTGTCTTTTAGGTATAAAGAATACATCATCAAAGGTTGAATGAATCCATTCAGTCAAAGTAAATCCTTCAACTTTAACATTCTTTGCTTGTTGTTTTTTAATATGTTCTACTTGCATAGCATTATGCACTAGAAGTACATCATCTTCTTCACAGTAAGATGTTTTTGCTATGATTTCTTCACCAGATACTAGTTTAATTGTTGCAAAGAATTCGTCTTCCATATTATCTTAGGTTTACTTTGTGAACTTCATATTTAAAGTTTTCACTTTGATAGATGTTTACTCTTTCATTCAAATGTTTAAGTGTAAAATTTCTACCATTAATATCATCACCTATATCGTATAGTGTTGCTATTGTTTTCCCTTCTCCCTTCCTAAGTACTCTACCAATGGATTGTAAATTTCTAACACGTGATTTACTGGGAGATGCGAAGATGATATTATGAAGCCGCTTAATATTAATCCCAGTACTAAAAGTACCGTATGACGCAATGATAATTGCATTGTCTTCCTCCTCAGTAAGTTGTCTCACCTCCTCTCTGTCTTGTACGTCAGTACCACCGTGTACGAAAAATACTTTACGATCAGAATCTACAGAATTATTTATTAATTCAAACAACGGTTCACCATGCTTCTCGATATAATTAAATAGGACAAGGGTGTTTCCTTCTATATCTTTGACCAGATTCTTGATGAGGTTATTTCTACCTTTATGACTGACCAAATAATCTATCTCGTCTTGATATGCTGAAAAATACTGGGGGTTGTGTTTACAGAGTAGCACCTTGATCCTAAGATTGGAAAGATAACCCTTCTTTATTAGAGCATCAGTCTTGGTTACCTGCTCGCACGTACCAAACAATCCTTCTAATACCCACTTGTGGGTTGGGATACCATCCAAAGTACCAGTGAATCCAAACCGATACTTTGCGTTATGTAACTTAGTCATGATCCCAGTAAGGGATTTTGCCTTAAATAGATGTGCCTCATCTCCTATAACACAGTCAAAATCATCAAAGTACCTCTTAGGAAACCTGTATATTGACTGCCAAGTAGAGATGATAATATTTTTCTTAGTATTCTTGTCCTTACCACTATAAATCTTATGAACATGATCCTCGGCATTCCAACCATATTCACTAAAGTCGTTGACCATTTGCTCGACCAGACTAGTAGTAGGCACGATGATGAGCGTTTTCTTGCTGGTAGCAGCGTAGTATCTGACTATGGAATAGATCATAAGAGATTTTCCAGAACCAGTAGGAGATAGAAATAGTTTTCTATTACTCTTTAAAGCATCGTAAACTGCCTTGTATTGATAAGGTCTAGGTTTTATCTTACAGATCTTATCCATGAAGACTTTAACACCTGGTGGTGTTACAAAATCATTCTCTTCACGTACCATCCCATAGTGTTCATTGTCTGCATGAGACACAGTGTATCGATGTTCAGCAGCCCAGTTATCTAATTGATCTAATAATCCATTATACAACTCTCCTGTAGCAGGTGAATAGAGATGTATAGTTCCGTCCCAGTATTTGTATCTGGGATTTCTTTTTAAAAATTTTGCTTCAGGTACTTCAAAAGTAAAGTAGTCTGCTAGTTCTCTATGAATGTGATCTTCACTATGCACCTTCATATAGACTTCATTCTTTTTTTGAATAACTATATGAGTCATTAGTCAGTACCATTAATAAATTTTTCCCATTCAATTGCTGACTTAACTTGAAAACCTCTGTTAGAGATTTGTTTCATAACATGATCAAGGAAATAAAGCATTTGATCTAGGTACTTAACCTTTGCTTCTAAATTAATAATCTCATCATCTGCCTCAAGATAAGTTTTCATTTTATCTTGAGTTTTTATATGAGTACCAAATGGTTTCTCAGCATATGTTTTAGCATCTGCTTCACCACCATAGTATTCTTTTTTCTCCTTAACTAATTTACGAACTTCAAACTCTAAAGAGGTCTTGATTTGGGTGCAGTCAATGTAATGGTTTAAATATTTATTATGACAAAAAGGAATCTCCAACGCTAGTTTACCTAGGTCGGTTGTATAACTTTTATCTTTAAACTGAAAATCGACAAGACTATCCTTGTCCCATTCAGATCTTAATTTTTCAAAACGATTACGAAGAGATTCAAAGTTCATTCAGATTCTTATCAGTTATAGTATAGGTCTGATATTTAAAAGTAACATCAGCAGTCAAGTATTCCTGGTCAGTTAATGAAGCATCAAACTGAACACCAGAAAGTGATATAGGAAATATATTAGAAAAATTAACAGAGAAATTAGTATTGAAGTTTGATGTGTTAACAATCAACTGTGCATTACTATACTCTGGAGTGTCGGGAACTTTATCACTTGCATCAGCATTACCATTAGCACGTATCCATTTGTGAATTGATAGGTAATTGACTAGTGATTCATCGATAATAAATCGAACATTCAAATCCCCAAAGGTAACTCCACCACCAGGTATAATAGGTAGATTACGAAACCTTGTAGGAACTTCTGTTACAGGCATTTCAATGTCTGGTATATTTGCTGCCTGACAAAAGAAATCTACCCCTCTAAAAAGTTCCAATTCGAGATTGAATCCAAGAGGAGATAGATAATTTCTATTCGACAGTTGTTCAGTATACCAATTTGAAGGCATATCAGCTTCCCAAGCTATACTTTATTTAGTATACCACCAATAGGGTCCTTCACCAGGACCGCCTGTGTAATCATCATCATCCTCGTCATCCCATGTGACTTTGATGTGTGGTGGTTTCTTTTTCTTCCAACTATTAACCGTAATAACTGTAGCAATGGTAGCAGCAGATACTATAGGTGAAGCGAAGAGTAGTATCTTCTGTAACATTAGTAATGGTATTCGTCTAGTATGTCCAATGCACTATTTAGAGCCTGTTGTGCTGCCCACCTTTCTGTAGGAGACCACTTAGGCCAAGCCATCTTATTATCTATATCTCGTTTTAGTTTCAACAGTCGTGCTGTCATATCAACTTTAGATAATCTACCGTTCATGTTCAGGACGCTGGTTTAGGTTCATGAGCTTTCATATTAGCAAATGCATTGTTGTAGTATTGAGTGGACGTATCGTTAGCTTTCTCTAACTGATAAACGATAGATGACCAAATCAGGTACTGCATGAAACTCTTCTTCATAATAATTATAACATGTATTTCAGTATGTATGCAATAAAAAAGACCCCCGAAGGGGTCTTTATCTGAGTATCGTAACCTCGAATTACATGAGGTTAGTAACTTGTACACGTCTGTAGTACATGTTAGCATTAGCGGTGAGGGTCTCTCCATCAGGAGTACCGTTGTATGCACCGTTAGTTGTAACGAATGGGTTAGAAACCATTCCGTAACGTGTCTTGAATCCAATCTTGGGTTGGAATGTCTCTGGGTCAATACTACGAACCATTTGTAGAGGTACATATGGGCAGTAGAACAGTCCAGCGTCATAAGGAGAAGTACCCTTATAACCAACAACGTAGTAGTGCTTATCAGATAGATTAGCAGCATATGGGTCAACGTAGACCTTAATGCGTCCGTTGATTGTACCAACTAGTAGGTTACCTGTATCATCAACCTCACCAACGGAAGGACCGCCAGCTCCAGTTAGACCAGAACTATAGTCAAGTACACCAGACATTGCAAGAGCAGATGCAACATCAGCAGAACACATCAAGAAGTTACCCTTTCCTCTACGAGTCTCTTGTGCGATTGCGTTACAATCTCTCTCGATTTGGAATAGGAGTCCCTTGAATTTCTCAACTGACCATCTACCATTACTATCTACGTCTAGGTCGAATACACCAGCAGTTGCTACGTTATTAGCAGCACCTTTCTTAGCAACGCTATAGACTCTACGAACAACTTCTCTGTTGATCTCAGCAAGAACTTCAGAAGATAGGATGTTAGCAAGTTCTTGCTCTGCATCCAATCCATGAATTGCCTTGAGGTCTTGAGCTAGTTCTAAGGTGTACTCTGCTTTGAGGGCTCTGGACTTAGCAGTCACAGAAGTCTTCTCAATGCTGAATGACATCTCACGGAATAGATTTCCAGTCTCACCCATTGTTTCGAGTGATTCTCTACTCATTCCAGCAGCAACCTCATAGGTTCCTGGAGAAGAGTCATTAAGAAGTGCAGGGTTGTTACCATCTGATAGTGAGTTACCAGAAGCTGAAGTACCGTCTCCTTCACGAACAGCATAGTCTCCCTTGTTGGTGTCTCCACCAGCAGAGAATCCTGTGTCTGCCTCGTTGAAGAGTGCTTCCTCTCCACCTTGATTCTCGTAACGAGAACGCATTGCGAAGATTAGTCCAGTAGGACCACTCATTGGTTGTACTCCGCAAATATCGTATGCAACCAAGTTAGGCATTGCACGGCGAATAAGGGAGATAAGTACTGGGTCGAAACCAGCTAGTCCAGCAGTGTTAGCATTGCCCAATGCACTGTTTGCAGGGGATACTGTACTTGCTCCGAGGGCGTTAACCGCTACCTCGTTTAACATTCCACGCTCTTCACGTAGAAATCTTTCTTGGTTCTCTAACAGAACTGCGGTTACTGATTTCTTGTAGTTGTCCTTGATGGCAGAACTGCCTTCATGACTTAGAACAGGGTTCCACTTTTCTGTTAGGGCTTTTGCATTAAACATTTTTTGTTTACCCTAAAAGTTAGATGTGTTTATTATGATTCCCAACGACTAAGAGCATCCACATAAGCATTCATTGCTGGTGTGTTTGCAACTTCTTCGACAGGTGTTTCATCTGCTGCGGATGCTACTTTAGGAGCATCTCCTTTGAAGTAGCTTTCCTTGAGAGTCTTGATCTTCTTGGAATACTCTTCCTCTGAAGTAAATTCAATTCCTTCTGCAAGTGCAGCTAGTTTGTCCTTCTGAGTATCCACCAATCCTTCTGAAACAGTGTTCAGAATTACTTTCTTTGTGTTCTCATTTAGACGAGTTTGAAGTTTCACATTAGCTTTGACCTGTTCGTCAAGGCGTTCTTCCATTTCACGAATAGATGTAGCCATACTTTCTACCGCATCGACTTTATCATCGGGGATAGAAATGTAGTGCTCTTCAAAGAGATTCTTCAGACCTGCAATAAAGTCTTCTGTAATCTCATTTCTGATTCCACGGTCAACTGCGACTTGATTCTCTTCCACCCATTGACCAATGGCGTAGTTCACTGTACCATTAACTTCCTCAGAGAGTTCTTTCTTAGCAACTGCTAACTTCTCTTCGTGTTCTTTGGCGAAGTGTTCTACAAGCTTTGTATGCTCTTCTGCAAGTTTTGCCTTAATAGCAGCTTCAAAGATTGTCTTTGCTTTCTCGGCAAACTCTTCAGAGAGTTCGGTTCCTTCTAGGAGTGCCTTAACATCGTCAGATACGTCAACGGACTCGAATGAAGGTTTGATAGGATACGAAACATCTGGACCTGTTGATGTTGCATATGCAGCATCTGCACCAACTGAAGGTTGAACGCCTTGATCTCCTGCATCATTAATTGATGAGGTTTGGGCGGTTCCATCACTTTTAGCACCAGCAGCTGCTACAGGGGCTGCAGCCTTAGCACCAGGATTATCTTCTCCTTCATCATTACCAGTAGGAACTGGACCTCCGTTGTCGGTTATAGATTGACCTGCCGTAGCAGCATCTGTTCCAACACTAGGTTGTGGATCCTGATGGGAATCTCTTTTAGGCTCACTTGTTGTCTGTCCAGGAGCTGGAGGACTTGCTGGTATAGCAGTTGCGGTTACACTCGGCATGGGATCTTGATACTCATTGAGTATATCCTTATGCTCAGTAGCGAACTCCGCAAACTTTTCATTTAACATATCTGACATTTGAGTTTCCCCTGATGGTTCGTATGATTAGTCTAAGTTTATTTATTAATTTACAATCCTGAAAGGAAATCGTTAAACACTTGTAGTGTTCTTTCCTCTAGGTTTTTACGAGTTGACTCGTTTATGTGTCTGTGGTATTTAGCAACCTCAGTTTCCTTCAGTATACCATTTGCCCAAACCCACTCTTTACCTTCCATGATTCCGTTAACGAAAGCATCTGGTGCAGATGGATCAGCAACTATATCAGCAGCAGTTGCAAGCATGAAGTCATCCATTACATAGTTAGCATCTTCTTGTCTGTCGATACTACCCATTCCTCTAGATGAAACTCCAAGTTGGACACCCTCTCCTAAGAGAGACTTGGCGATCTTACCCATTGGTGTGTCTAAGATCTGTGCCTTTCCGATGAAGTTATTTCCCTCAGTTTTAAGTGAGGTAATTCTGTGTGAAACACGGTCAAGATTAACAGTAGGACCGTCAGGATGACCCAACTCCCCAAGAGCACGTTTTGTTTTAACGTATTCCTCATTGTACCTGGTAACCTCATTCTCAAGAACTTTAAATGGATAGACTCTGCCATTGCGATTCTTAAGTTCTGCCTGTAAGAATACACCTTCGATGTATAATTTCTTATCATCACCTTTACCTTCGGTGATTAATTTTACATCTTCAATTTGTTCCGTTATCAGTTTCATTGGGTGTATCTCCTACTGGTTCATCAAAAAAAGATTTCGCTACAACCTGTTTATAAGTCCCTATTGCGTCTGCTGAACGAGAATAGAGAATATCTTGAATAGCATCAATTGCATCTGCACGTTTACCATCAGTTATATGGTTAACGACATTAACGATTTCTGCTTCGGGATTAGATTGTTCCATGATGTACTTATCTATTTATTATTACTAGTAGTTTTGGCTGGAGAAGGCTTTAATTTTGCCTGTTGTTTTGCTGATTCTAATTCTCTTGTGTGATCATCCTCGGCGTTTTGTGCTTCTATTTCAGGAGCAAAAGCATCATTCTGACGATCCATCATATCGAATGAATTAACATCGATTGGATCCATAACAAGACCTTGATCGATCTCCTTACGCATTAGCTTGTCTTGTTCTCTAATCTCATTGTTAGTGTGACCAAGAACTTCACGGCGAATATAATCAACAGAATAATACTTACCTACGAATGGATCCATTTGTGTAACAAGAGCCATTCTGGAGGTTTGCATCTCCAACTCTTTTAATTCATTAAAATGATTGTCATGTATATAGTCATACTGGATATGCTCTTGCATATCATCCCAATCATCAGGAGAAATTACTCCTTTAAGAATAAGTTGAGTCTTGAGGATATCTTGGAAGATGAAGCTAAACCTCTTACGTAGTCTTCCAATGAACTTACTAAACTTAAGTTCGTCTCTAAGAACTTCCGTAGTCTTACCGAGATTGAAACCTTTGTTATCGTCTGTAAGACGACTAGGTGGAAGGTTAAGCGAGTTATAAAGCTTCTTCTTAAAGTATTCAACATCTTTAAGTTCACCAAGGTTCTGTCCTCCAGGTAAGGTAGTAATTTCAGTTCCACGACCACCTTCTCTACGAGGTAACCAGAAATCTTCTAGCATACTCATATGCTTTTTATCATCACGGATCTCACCTGTCTGTGCATCATAGACAAGTTTGTTCCTATAACGAGACATCACATCACGCAAGTATTGTTCTGCCTTCACCTTAGGTAGGTTACCTACATCAATGTAGAATATCCTACGTTCAGGAGCACGTGATAAACGATAGATTACTAGTGCGTCCTCAATCATTCTAAGTTGATTGAGTGACTTGATTCCTTTATGTAAGAAACTAAGATGCATTCTCTTATTCATATCCTGTAGTCCAGAGTGGACAAAGGTTACTGAATCAAATGCTAATTTAATTCCTTGGTTTCCTGTGAAATCTCCAGGTCCAACTAGTGCGGATTGTCTTCCAAATCCCTTAGGGTTGAAAATATAATAGTCAACATAGTCACCCCACTCATGTTCGAGTGCAGTTCCTTTGACTACTGTTGGATCATCTACAGTTTTAATCTTCTGTCTGACCCTTCTTATTTTAAGAGGATCAATATATCGAAGTTCTGTAATACCCTTCTTTGGTTCTGCTAGGTCTATTACCTTGTGGTAATACATCCTACCATCAATATACCAGTTACGGATTAACTCATGTGCCTTTAAATCAAAAGAAAGGAGTCGCTTGATATACTCAAACTCCTCCCTTATTCTTTTCTTTACCGACATACCTACTTCTAGGTTATCGAGATTAATATCTACGCAACTATCATTAGAGTCGTTAACCACAAACTCATTAATGATATCATCAACTGCTGAATCACATTCAGGGTGTAGAGACATGTCTCTATACCTTTTGATTAGATCATATTCATTTCTCGCTTGTGCGTCAGTCTCTACATAAGTGCCAAAATAACCACCTGCTGCTACGGCAACGCCGTCCTCAGCATTAGGAGGAACGGGGGATTGACCCTTCCGTTCCTGCCTTTTGTTAATTTGAAAGCCAAATAGCTGACTCATATTATTGTGTTCTCACCAGTTACCCTTTTATTTATACACCCACAGGAACGCTAGGTGGATTGGTACTTGCTGCTCCTCCTGTTTCAGCAGTCCAATAGGATAATTGGAATTCAACTGTGAACTCAGAAACCTGATCGTTGCTATCATAAGCAAGATCGATTTGTGAGACGTTAGTTGGGAATGCATGCCAGAGTTTGTATGTTCTGATGATGTCTCCACCAGCAGTTGCATCTTTCTCTAGTTGCCTTACATTAAGGTGAGCCATATATCCATCACCCTGTGTTTCGGGTTTGAATAACTTAGACACGTTTCCTTCATGTGAATTGATTGCAGCCATCCAATCTTCCATAAATGAACGAATCCTCATGTCTTCGTCATTTACGAATGTAGTTGTCCATGTATCGAAGGTGCGATCACCTGCGATTTTTACTGTACGTCCTCTGAATGGGACTTCGATTACACCTAAGTTTGATGCTGGTAGAGCTGCGGATTTGCAAAGTACGTTAACAAGTTCCTTATCTGAGGCACTCTTAGCAAGTGTACCAGGGAACTCGATATCGACCAAGAACATATTGGGTTTAACACCCTGCTTGATCTTCTGCAAAAACTCAGATACGTTTGAGTTAATAGCCATTTTAGTTTACCTTCCTACGAGTTTGTGGTTATGGATTAAGAACGTCCTACGACTTCACTGAATGAAACTCCAGATCTGGTAGCAACGAACGATAGAGTGATAAAGTTGATAGAACGTGTTGGTTTAACATAAACTTCAGCAACAAATTCGTTACGATCAATTACACTAGCAGTGTTGTTTGACTCATCACACACAACTTGGAAATCTGTGATGCCCCTTCTTGCCTGTACCTCAGAAAGGTAAGATCCAAGTGCATTAGTGAATCCAAGTCTAGTTGTTTCATCATTCTGTTCAAAGATGACTGCCTTAGCAAGTGCTTCAGCTCTCTCCTCAATATTGATGAAGAGACGGCGAACGTTAATACGATCAAACGCTGAAGGTGAAGACAATGCAGTCTTATCACCGAACAAGGTTATGCCTTGGCCAGGGAATGAAACAATTGGGTTGATTCTATTCTGATAAAGTTCATCTCTATCAGATTGAGTTGGGTTGTATGCTAGTTTAATAGCATTTCTCACACCACCACGTGATAGTCCAGCAGGTGAGAACCAGTCATCAAGTGTTGCAGAAGTTGCGACACATAGACCAGCAACGTCACCGTTACAAGGAACGTAGCGATACTTATCGTTAAAGCGATCATAGAAATACTTATAACCACTATCAAATACAGCGAATGATGTAGAACCCAAAGAAGAGAAGAAGTTAATTGTATTATCCTTCTGATCAGTCCTTGAGAGTGCAACTGTACCAGATACCTGATTACCTTTATGTGTAGAAACAAATGCGATAGCATCTTTTCTTAGGTTAGCAGTTGTGATACACTGTGCTGCTTTCAACTTAGTATCTGCTTCAGTAGACATTGAACCACCCATAAGGATGTAGTCTACATCAACTGTCTCAGTATCATTGAATAATTCTATTCCAGTTGTGAACTCAGCAGGTGTGTATGCATAATCATCAGTACCACCAGCAAGTACTGTTTGTACAGTACCAAAGAGTTGCATCTTAGATCCTGAGGCAGCAGAAGCAGCAGCAGTACCTACAGCAAGACCAGCACCACCACTAGAAGGGTTATGTGCAGCAGTTATATGTGAACCAAAGTAAACGTAGTTAGATACTTCCTTTACAATTGTTGGGTAGTATGCAGAAGCACCTTCTGTTGATACACCATCAGTAAACTTAGAAAGGTATTGAATCCTTTCAACAACAGTACCTTCAGTTCTGTTAATAACTCCAACATGAACCTCGTCATATGAGAGACCACGATCAGCAGCGAACTGTGAAGTACCTGGGCGAGGACCAACAGCAGATAGTTTAATCTTACCATCAGCAGCAGCTGATTGAGTACCATCTGTATTTGTATTAGTCCACCAATCGGAAACAGTAACAGCGATTGTTGAGTCTTGGATTGTAGCAACGTCAACTGTACCTGAAGATGCACCAGTCTGAACAACTGTTAATGTATTACCAACAGCATATCCTTCACCAGCACCATCTGTTGCAACAACAGCAGCAGTGATTGCACCTTTTACAGCAGCGATGGTCACCTGTGCGTTGTTACCACCACCAGTAATTGTTACTACATCTCCAACTGTGTATCCTGTACCAGCAGTGTTGATAGATACGCTATCAATAACACCACCAGTTGAAGTGAAGTCTACAGTTAGGTTAGATCCATTACCACCAGATGTTGCTACGTTAGTTCCAGTAGCACCATATGTTGATCCAGGTGCGGTAAGTGTAAGAGTTGAAGGAGCACCAGAAGATACTGTAATATCTACTTTAGCACCAGATCCAGCACCACCTGTGGTTACTAATCCAGTACCTGTTGTGTAGTTAACACCACCAGCACTAACAGTGAATCCTGTTACACGACCCTCATCGGGAGTATCAAGGGTATCGGATGCAGTAATTCTACTTGTAGGATCATCCAGAATAACAGCAGCAGTATATGTTGCAGCATCATAAGAAAGAACTTCTCCTCCCTTACCTGAACTAAATGTTAAGTTTGTACCAGCAGTTATACCAGCAGGTGCTGAAGCAAATGTTACATATTGATCTGCACCACGGTCTGCAATAACAACGTCATAATCGTTGCCCCAAATACCAGGTGTTTGAGCAGCCCACTTCCATGCTGGAGTGGTTGCTTCTATACGAGATTCGTAGTCAACTTTGTTACGGATGATAGCAGCAGCACCAGCGTTGACCGCACCAGTTTCTGCACGTACCACAGCAAGGCGACCTCCATAGTTCAAGAATTCAGATGCTACAAAAAAGTCATCTGCATTCGAGTCACCTGGACTACCAAATGTGTCTACTAATTCTCTTTGAGAAGCTATCGTGGTGATTTCATTAACTGGACCTTTCTGGAATGTTGAAACAACTGCTGCTTTAGTTGCAGCAGAGTTAACAACTGTACCAGTTGTAAGATCTCTTTCTTTAATGACAACACCAGGCGAGATTTGACTTGCCATGTTTCGTTTCTCCCGATAAAATGATCGATAAATTGTCTATACTTATTTAGAAATTAACGTCTTTCAAGTGGGGAAACAAAACGTGAACATTACCAATCAGGATAATCTGCTAGGTATGGAGGTAAAGGTCTAGGTCTATTTTTCTTCTTACTTTTTCTAGTTTTCACTACTCTTTCTATAGTGCATATCTTACATTCGTAAGAATATGCTGATGCTAATCTACTTCTATTCTTACGAGTAAGATAGAAATCAGTCATTAAATCTTTAGTTCTTCCACATGTTCTACATTTTCTTTGCTTAAATAGCAAATGTTCTAGATCAAATTGCTGCTCTAGATCCACTAGTAGTTCCACATATATGAGACTTCTTCTTGTGTCTCACCATATTCCCACAATGATCCATCTTCAACAAATGAATCATCACCTAGTCCATCATCAATAAATCCAAATGGAGCCATGTCTTGTTCTATTTGATTACGTTGCTCCTCATATATTCTTCTACGAACATCTTGGTCAGTCATCTCTTTGAAATATTCTTGCATAACCAACCATGCAAAGAGTACCATACACATTACAAGATCATCATGATATCCTTCATCTGCTTCCCATGCTTGCTTCTTCTGAATGAAGGTAGTAAGTTCTTGTAAGACATGAAAATCTTGGAATGTTAATTTGTCTTCTTCTATGATTGCCTTAAGGTTTGCACAACCTTGCTTCTTAACTGTGATACTCATCTTCACACCTAGTTGAGTCTTGGTTCCAGAGAACCCTTGACCCACTACTTGACCTGCTCTACCTTTCATAGCACACATGAGTACGTTAGGATACTCAAGGTCATAGTTTAGTGTTGCTGCTATACTATCACCAATATCATTTACCTCAACAAGTATATAAGGTAAGTGATATTCTTTTGCTACTTGAAGGATGACGGACGGAAACAATACAGGCTTAACCTCATTATCACGGTATTTGGCAACAATTTTGTACGGGAGAGTGGTGATATCAAACACGATGAAAGCACTGTAATCGCCACCAATTCCTCTGGCAACATCCACAGTAATAATATATTCGTGATCTTTTTGAGATCTCTCATAAACATCAAGTCCTGCATGGCTTTGTATAGGTTCAGTAAATGGTATAGCTTGTAATTTTGCTGGTGATATTAATGTATCAGCAGATCCAAGAAAGTCGCATTCAAACTCCTGTGCGAACTGTCTCTTGGACGTATTCTTCATCGTCTCCTCTTTCCATTTAGCATCTCTACCTGGAACTTGAGACCAATGTACTTCATTCGTTACATAACCATTCTTACCATTCCTAGCATCCTCCCACATCTTGTAGAAGTGATTCATTCCATTAGGAGTAGAAATGATTATGACTTTCGTTGATTTACCAGAAGTAATAGTAGGATAAACAGATGCAAAGAATTGTTCTGCAACATGGTTTGGAACGAACGCAAACTCATCGAGGAAGAGGATATTGAACGACATGCCTCGGACAGCACTTGCAGACGTAGAAGCAGCCAGTATCTTTGATCCATTTTCAAGTTCGACATTACCTTTGTTCCATACTAAAACACCATGTTGTAACCATTTAGGCAGGTTCTCATACGCCAATTGCAATCTACCTAGGAGTTCCCTAGCAGTACTAGCCTTGTTAGCAAGTATCCCAATATTAACACTATCATAGAAAATAGCATAGTATAAAAGATACGCTACCACAGTGGTTGACTTACCAGTCTGACGAGGCAACTTAGCAATGTTGAATCTGTTTTCGTGAAAGTCTTTTAAAATCTTTTTTTGGAAATCATACATTTCAAAAGGTACTAGACCTTCATCCAAAGAAATGATCTGCATGTATTTACATGCAAAATATAGAGGATCTTGCTTACACTTGATCCACTCTTCTACTTGTTTCTTTGTAAATTGTATCTCAGTACCTGCCTTCTTCAGGTTGGGGTTACCTAAGTATACGTCAGTTGTTGCTGGCATTATAGTGTACCGTGTGATCTACGTATAGCACGTAGGTCTTCAAAATTCTTTTGTTTAGTACCGCCATCATATGCCCATGCATATCCTTCAGTGATCATCTGTTCGTTCAATGAAAACTTATCATCGCCAACATAGAGCCAACCAAGAAGCCTACCATACTTCCCAACGCCACCCTTAAGTTCAGTTCTAATAACGAGTTCTTCATCTCCTTTAATAGTTTCCGTCAACTTCTCTTTCATCCAGTTCGTTGCGTCTATCCCAAGGGTCTTCTCTTCTAGGTCTCTTGTCCTCTTCTCTGGGGTGTCCACACCTGCAATGCGGACCCTCTCTTTCTTCGTTAGGGAGAATCCTAGGTCCAGAGTCACGTCTATCGTGTCTCCATCTATCACTCTGTTGATCTTGGTCACTCTGAAATTGTAGCAACTCTTTCTGCTCGGTGGTATCATCGCACCCATAATCATCTTCTAGTATCAATGCACTATTTAGCACTTCACTAGCAGGGGTTCTATTCTGTTCCGATTCCCACGTCCTGAACTGTTGTATCAGTGTGTTCGGATTCAGTGGGGATGTCATCATGAACAATGGTGTTAGGATACCAATCATCGTATTTAAAGATCCAATAAATTGAAATGCCTACCAATACTAATAGTATAGCAAGCATAATATTTATAGACCATACAACATCACTCATTGGAACCAACTCATATCTAAATAAGAATCCCCATCACCCCATTTTCCTAGAGGAACAATATTAAATGCAAGAGAACTTCTTGGTGTTTCATTATTATGTTTTAATATTTGATGTACAAGATAACTTGGAAATATTAATAATAAATTAGGTCGTGGTTCCAATTTACATGTAATAGAATTTATATAATTAGGTACTGTGATATCATTATCACAATAATAAAAATCAAATAAATCTGTGTTGGGATTAGTGAATGATATTCCACCAGTTCCTTTGGGATATTCTTCTTGATAATAATATACACAACTCCAAAAACTATTCTTGTGTTTATGAGATTGAGATCCTTCTCCTTTATTACTTAAAGTAAACCAAGATGTAGTTATTGCATAATCTCTTTTCTTATATCCAAGTACTTCTTCAGCAACAGAAATATATTTGTTCAATAAAATTTGTTTAGTTTTTGGATATTTTTCTAATACTCTTTGACTTGCTATTGGATCTGAATGATCAAATCTTTGTCTAGTTTGAAAACTAGAAGTATATTGATTATGTCCCAATAATTCACTAGTATCCTCTTCCACATGCACCTGAATAATAGGTGAAGGGAATGCAGGAACAACATTGCATTTCATATTTAATCTCTCTGTCTCCAGTCGTCAGATCTTTCTTGATGAAACCATTCTACCACATCTTCTGGAGATCCGAAACCCCTACGATGATTGCTTGAATCGGGGTCTCCTATATTCAAGCTATTCAGAAAAGAGTCAGTAGGATCAGTACTGACTCTTCTTGCTGTGTTTAACATACCTCTAGCAGCAGTGTTTGCCTTTGCTAATTTCTCTGCCCAGATCATATCTTCCAGACTAACCTCAACTCCAGCACCTATGTCTTTACAGATTGCTGTTAGCCTCAAACGGTATTGTGTTGATAGCATATGTTCCTAATAACTATTACTACTTATACGTATGCTTCAGCAGCAAGTCTGAATGCTAAACCTAATGATACTCCCATGATGGTGAGACGGCTCATCCACCACATTATTTCATGCTTCATCGGCCCATTGGGACTATGCCCATTAAGTAATCTAAACCTGTTTCATTTGTGCAAGAATCCACAAAAGAAGGATGCTCACGTAGAAACGGAACATCCTCTTGTGCATCTTTAATAGCTTCGTACGAGTCGTTTGCATACTCGCAAATATAATGACGATGCTGTTCTGCATCGTGATACCCTACGGTATAGTGTGATTTGGTCTGGGGCATGATAGTTCAATCCCATGTGATATTACTAATTATAAGCTATCAATCCTTTGTTGGCAAATTGAGTATGAATACCCACACAATCGCTAACATCATGATTGTAAACAACCTAATATTCTCAGCATTAACTACTATCATCTTACTGCTGGAACTGGGGATCCACCGTCATCATCATCGTCATCATCCAATTCTTCTATTCTATCTTTTAAAGATTGCTGTAACATTCCATCCACTACCTTATTATTAAACTCATCATCTGGTGTGAACTTAACAACCATCAATTCATCACCAG